ACCCTACAGAATTTCCAGGTGGAGTTGAAGATATAACACCACCACCACCTAAATCAACAAATTCAATATTAGGATAAAGATATGTCAGCGAGAACAGGCGCAGGTAGAATGTTAGAAGGTGCTTTGGATAAGATATTAAAACCTATCCAAGACAAAGCAGATGAGGCTGAAGCATTAGAATATGATTTAAGACATAATACTGAAAATCAACATAAACTTAATAAAGAAGAATTAGATAAATTAAAATCTAAAATTGATAAATTGAACAAGGGATTGAAAAAAATAAAGAAGGCAGAACGGTCAGCACGAAATCAGAAATCAATTGTTAATAGATTTAAATCATTATTTAAAACAGCTAAAATAACTCTTAAAGGTACTGGTTTTGCTACTCCTATTATTGGCTTTTCCGATGTTAATGAAATTGTAATTGATTTACAACAAGTTAGTAAAGATGCATTGGAGGATACGGCTAATAATATAAGTAGAATAGCTAATACCTTACCAAAAAATATAGAAAATATTGAGAGGTTATTACAAGAACAAGAAGAAGGTGCTGAGAGTCTTCCACAACAAGATTTGATAATAAAAAACTGGACTAAAGCTAGAAAAGAAAATAGGTTGGTTGAGTTTTGGAAACATAGTCAGACACATAGAGATTGGGTGTTGAATCATCCTACAAAATTAAAATATAATTTAATAAACCAAGAGGCAAGACTTAGGGGAGTGTACCCTATAGTTTTAGATTAGGAGTTAATAATGAACAAGAAACAACTTATAGGAATAATAAGAAAAGTTGTCAAAGAAGAAGTTAAAAAAGAGCTTAATGAGATATTTACTAAAGAGGAAACTTCTTCCCAATTACAAGATATAGTACCAGAAGTTTCGGTATCGAAAAAGTCTACTAAAAAAGAGCAAAAAGTTTATACAAATAATTCAGTTCTTAATAAAGTATTAAATGAAACAGTTGGTGGTATAATGGAAGGTAAATCTAATGTACAACCAGGACAAGAAGCTTGGCCATCTATGGATAATAAAGTTTTTACTCAAGATGATACAGCCAATGTAGTTACTTTAAATCAACCTGTGGAGAACAGACGTAATATGGTAGCAGCAGATTCAATCGCAAAGTCAGGTGTTAAATTAGAAGCAGTTCCCGAAGCAACTATCAGTGCATTAACAAGAGATTATAGTGGATTGATGAAAGCTATAAATAAGAAGAATACGAATGGCATCCAATAGAGAATATGATAATAACCCAGATGTTTACATAGGAGTAAAATTACCTATTAGACATGGAGAGCTTGGATTTTTTGATAAAAGTAAAACCACACTTGAACAGGCAGAATATAATTTAAAGAATTTGTTGCTTACAAAGTTTGGTGAAAGATTAGCTCATCCTACTTTTGGTTGTTCACTTGCAAATCTTGTATTTGAACAAATGGATTCATCTATAATTGATAGAGCAGAAGAATCTATAAGAGAAGCTGTAAATTCTTGGTTACCATATTTATCTATAAGTGACGTAGAGCCTGTTATAGATGATGCAAATAATAAACTTAATGTAAAAATAACATATAGCTTAAAAAATGATAGGACTCAACTTAATAAAACAATAATAACTTATGATGGTGGAAATATCTAATGCCAAATTATAACAAAGAAGTAAAATATGTAGGTAGAGATTTTAGTAATTTAAGAAATAATTTAATTGAATTAGCAAAGTCATATTTTCCTACCGCATATAAGGATTTTAATGAAGCCTCTCCAGGAATGTTATTTCTTGAGGCGGGTGCGTATGTTGGTGATGTTATGGGATATTATACCGATGTAGCTTTTAAGGAATCTTTACTTCCATATGCGGAAGAAAAAAATCAAATTTTTAATATATCACAATTTTTAGGATATCAACCAAGATTGACTTCACCCGCCTTAGTTACTCTTACATTTTCAAGTGAAGTTCCAGCACAGACTGGAGATTCTTCAAAACCAGATTTTGAATATGCTATTAATGTAAAAGCTGAAACTAGAGTTAAGACCGCTACGAGTGGAATTGATTTTAGATTATTAGATGATTGTAATTTTGCGACCTCGACAGGTCAGAGAACAATCGAAGTTTCAGAAACTAATAGTTCAGGTACACCTACCTATTATAGATTAACTAAAAAAGTTAATGCTACAAGTGGGTTTGTTAAAGAAGAAAAATTTACCTTTGGTACAGCAGAGAAATATTCTAAGATCGTATTAGCCAAAGATAATGTAACAGAAATACTTTCTATTAAAGATAGTGTAAATAATACTTGGTATGAAGTTCCATTTTTAGCTCAAGATTTAGTTTTTGAAGAATTACACGCGTTACCTGATGTTGATCCATCTCTATCACAATATAATGAAACAGCTCCTTATATGTTGAGAAGAACTAAAACATCTAAAAGATTTAAGACACATGCAAGGTCTGATAATAAAATGGAACTGAGATTCGGAGCGGGTACAGAAGTAACTGCAGATGAAGAATTAATTCCAAATCCAACTAATATTGGTAGTAATTTACCAGGTTCACCATCTAAATTAGGAGTTGCGTTTGACCCAGCTAATTTTACAAAAACAAGAGCTTATGGTGAAGCGCCCGCTAATACAACTCTTACTATAAATTACACATATGGTGGTGGAGTAGACCATAATGTAGGGAGTAAACAGATAAATGATTTTTCATCTAAAGTATTATCAGAATTTCAAGGTAATTTAGATGCAACGAAATTAGCTCGAGTAAAAAATTCTATATCAGTTACAAATGACGAACCTGCAAGTGGTGGAATGAATGGAGAATCCGTAGAGGAAATTAAGGAAAACGCTTTAGCACATTTTCAAGCACAAGGAAGAGCTGTAACTAAAGATGATATTATAGCACGAATATATAGTTTACCTGAAAGATATGGTAACATTGCCAAAGCTTATGTTGTTCAAGATGACCAAATAACAACTCAACCAGATGGAACTGATAATGAAATAATGAATCAATTTGGTTTAAATGTTTATTTACTTGGTTTAGATGAAAATAAAAGATTAACTAAACTTAATGATGTTGTTAAAAATAATTTAAAGACTTATATGGGTAGGTTTAGAATGTTAACGGATGCATATAATTTAAAAGATGCCTATATAATAAATTTAAGTGTAAGGTTTGATATTTTATCAGAAAAAGGATATAATAAAAATGAAGTTTTATTAAGAGCAATGGTAAAAATGCATGAGTATTTTGATATTGACCGTTGGCAAATTAATGAACCAATAGTGATAGCGGCAGCAGTTAAAGAACTTTTGAATGTTGAAGGAGTGGCCGCGGTACAAACACCTGTAGATAATAATCCACTTGGAACACAATTAGCTTTTAGTAACAAATATGATGTTACAAAAGGATATTCTGGTAATTTATATGATTTGAGTGATCCAAATGTGATGAAGAATGGAATTCTTTATCCCGCAAAAGACCCTTCAATATTTGAAGTTAGATATCCTAAAACAGATATTGTAGGTAAAGTGGTTGGAGATATTTAATGCATTATTTTATATACGCTGATACAGACGCAACATTATATGAGGGTGAAGCAACACAATCTCAAAATACAGGTATTGATGAAATATTAGAAGTTCGTAAAGATATGAATGATAATGGTTCTGTAATTAAAGTTTCCAGAGCCTTAATAAAATTTGACATAACTGAAATTTCTGAATCGGTTGTAGATGGAACAATACCATCAAATGCGAAATATTATTTAAATTTATATGATGCAAATTCCGTAGAACTAAATACTACACAATCTTTATATGCATATCCAGTAAGTCAAAGTTGGGATGGTGGACAAGGTAAATTTCATGATAATCCAAAAACAACTGAGGGTGTAAGTTGGCGATATAGAATTGGAGAAACAGACGGTACACAATGGATAAGTGGTAGTAATGATACAGGTGGTACTTGGTATAGTGGAAGTGGATATGCGGCGTCTCAATCATTTGCTTACGAGACTATAGATATGAGAATGGATGTTACTGATATTGTGAATAAATGGTATGATGGTACTGTACCAAATCAAGGATTTATGGTAAAGAGAAGTGGTAGTGTTGGTAATTCAGATTCAAATGCGGAAGAGGGTAATA